TGTGCTGGATCTGACTATGGATACCTGCTATGAACTGGCTCTGATCTACAAGCGTGGGTTCAAGGTGGACATGGTAGAGTTGAACAAAGTAAAGACTGAGTTTGAAGAGGAACGGGCTGCACTATCAGAGGAACTAATGGCGTTTGTTGAGGAACTGATGGGTGATACACCATTCAACATCAACTCACCAGAGCAGCTATCCGCATTGGTATTCTCTCGTAAGCCTAATGACAAGAAGATGTGGGCCTTGAGTGTCAATGCATTCATGTCCGACTCTGCATTCAAGGATGCTATGCGTTCTATGACTGGCCCTGTCTATAAGACTAAGGCATCTAAGTGCTTCATGTGCAGTGGTACTGGCATGGTTCAGTTGCTTACTAAGAAGGGTACGCCCCGTAAGAACAAGAACATCTGCAAAGAATGTAACCGCCAAGGCTTTACTCTAAAGAACACTAAAGAACTGGCTGGTCTTAAGTTCACACCACCCAAGGCTACATGGGCTAGTGCTAGTGGATTCAGTACAGGCAAGGGTATCCTTGAAACACTTGAGGTTACAGCTAGGGCTAAGGGCATGGAGCGTGAGGGTAACTTCTTATCCAAGCTACGTAGGCTTAATGCTATTGAGTCTTACCTATCATCCTTTGTAGGTGGCATAGAGAAGTACACCAAGGCAGATGGTATGCTGCATGTACAGTTAACGCAGCACATAACCTCTACAGCTAGACTGTCAGGCCGTAATCCTAATATGCAGAACATGCCAAGGGGTGGTACGTTCCCTGTTAAGCGTGTGTTCATATCACGTTGGAAGGGCGGCAAGATAATGGAGGCTGACTTTGGACAGCTAGAGTTCCGTGTAGCTGCATACCTATCTCAGGATAAGGTAGCTATCAAGGAAGTCATTGAAGGCTTTGATGTACACCAATACACGGCAGACATTATAACTAATGCAGGTCAGGATATTGGCAGACAGAATGCTAAGATGCATACCTTTGCCCCGTTGTATGGAGCGTCAGGTTATGGTCGTACACCAGCAGAGGCAGAGTATTATACTCACTTCATGTACAAGTACAGAGGCATAGCGGAGTGGCACAAGAAGCTGGCTACTGAGGCTTTGTCTGAGAGAAAGATTACAACACCTTCGGGTAGGCAGTTTGCCTTTCCTGATGTGTCAAGAAGGCGTGATGGTACTGTTACAAACTTTACCATGATTAAGAACTATCCAGTTCAGTCATTTGCTACGGCAGATATAGTGCCAGTTGCACTGCTGATGATGGAGGAAACCATGAAAGAAAGAGGGCTAGTATCTTGCATAGTTAATACAGTACATGATAGTATGGTGATAGATGTACACCCTGACGAGCAAGCAGCAATGATTGCTGTTGTAGTGGAAGTAGAGAGTAAGTTAGTAAGCACAGTAAATACGCTGTGGGATATTGATTTCAACTTACCTCTAACACTAGAAGCTAAGATGGGAAACAATTGGTTAGATCAAGTAGATTGCTAAACAGCAAAGAGGAATATAGTATGAGTGAAGTAGCTTTAAACCAAGTAAGTCAAGAAGAGTTAATGCGCCTGACAGGTATGGCTAACGAGTTGGGAGGTGGTGGTTCTAAGAACAAGCTACCTCGCTTGCGTTTGTGGCATACCCCATTGATGGGTGTCGTTGATGTTGCTGGCAAGAAGAAGAAGATGGAGGTAGTAGAGGCAGGGCAGTATCGTTTAGAGCAGGAGAACGGAACCTTTGCGTATGCACCAGAGGCTAACGTCCGATTCTACATGCAGTCGTTTATGTACAAGCGTTACATCAGTGACCCTTCCAACAGCCGTTATGTTAAGACTCTAATGCATGATGATCTTAACTCCGATCTTAAAGATACAGATGGTGGGTTTAACTGCGGTAAGCCAGCAGGTTTCATTGAAGATTGGAACTCCGTACCTACAGATATGAAGGATCTTATTAAGTCTGTTAAGCGTGTGCGTGTACTGTTTGGAGAGGTCAACATGATCAATCCTGTGGACGAGAAGGGAGAGACAATTGATGTACCATCTACCCCATTCATTTGGGAAGTAGATAATCGTGAGGCGTTCAAGACCTTTGGAGATTCATTCAAAGAGATCGCCAAGCGAGGTCGTTCTTTTATTCAGTATGGTATTAACGTCAGTACTATAGAGCGTGAAATGAACAATGGTCAGTCCTACTTTGTACCCAAGGTAGATGTTGACTTCTCTTCTGACCTAGCTATCAATGACCATGTACTAACCATGCACCGCAACAGTTCGGAATGGATCACCCAGTACAATGACTACATCAACTCAGAGTTCACTGCCAAAGCGGTAGAGACTTTGAACAGTGCAGATGAAAGTCTAGTTAATGAGTTTATAGATGTGGAGTAAGCATGAACATACACGAATTAATGGTACAAAAATATCTTAATAGTGTAGTGGCAGGGAAGGGTGGCATGAGCCGCCCTGTCCTTGACTTCATGGTTAACGATGTTAAATTAGCCCTAGAAAAGCAACTCGTAGACTCACGTAATCCAGACTTTAGGTTACGCATGTCAAACATAGGTCGTTCTTATTGCCAGCTTTGGTTTGATAAGAACCAGCCAACAGATGCTCTACCATTTCCCAACAGCTTCTTGATTAACATGATCCTCGGTGATCTTGTGGAGGCGATAATGAAAGGTATCCTCACTGAGGCTGGTGTAATATGGCAGGATGGTGAACACTTAAAGTTAAACTTAGGTAAGCATGTTATCAATGGTACGCCTGACCTAATCATTGATGGTGCTGTATGGGATATTAAATCCTGTAGTCCTTGGGCATACACTAACAAGTGGGTAGACTTTGCTACTGTTAAGGAGCATGATTCTTTTGGTTATGTGGGGCAGCTAGTAGGGTACAGTAAAGCGTTAGACTTAGACGCAGGTGGTTGGATAGTTATCAACAAAGCAAATGGTCAGTTCAAGTTTATAACTGCTGAAGGCATTGATATGCAAGCTGAGTTAGATATACTAGAGGCTAAGGCTAATCGTATAGTAGACGGGGATTCCTTTGAAAGATGTTATGAGCCTATCAAAGAAACATTCCGTAAGGTAGAGACAGGTAACCTAAAGTTAGGTATTGAGTGCGGCTTCTGTCAGCACAAGTACAAGTGTTGGGATACCTTAGTAGAACAAGAGTCCATACCATCTAAGGCCAAAGTAAAGCCTATGGTTAACTACATTCATATAGTAGAGGAAGCAGCATGATAGAAATGGATGATAATGAGTTCGGTGTTCTACTACGTCCTGTGTTACGGGATGATGCAGACGAGGATAACTACGGCAATGTAGAAGTAGCTGTGTTTAGTAACCTCATGCCACACGTAAGCGATGAAGCTCATGCACAGTACATGTACTTAGCCTACAAGATGGCAGCAATGCTGGAGTTTTGTGAGCAGAATTATGAGTTTAATAAGATGCTGGAAGAGCATACAGATGCCCTAGTAGAAGAGTTAGGCTTACTTGCGGAAGAACCACCTGAGATAAAGCCTAAGGCAGAGGTTACTGGCAGAAGAGGTAACGTAATAACGCTAGACTTTAATACTAAGTGTGAGGGGGAAGGCTAATGGCTAGAAATTTAAAGAAGGTAGAACCTACCATAGACGTTAACAGTCTTGATGATTTCCTAGAAGATATAGTTAATCATCCCAACCATTACAAATCAGAGGGGGAGGGTACAATAGAATGCATTGATGCTATCCAGTCAGCATTAAGTGCAGAGGAGTTTCAAGGGTTCTGTAAGGGCAACGCAATCAAGTACACATGGAGGGCTAACAGGAAGCAGGATGCACGTACTAACCTAGAGAAGTGCCGTTGGTATATTAATAAGCTACTGGATAACTTAATATGAGATACCCTGTTAAGAAGGAGAAGAAGCCCAAGCACCGAAAGGTAACGCCTAGCATACTAGGTAAAACCTGCGGTGTGAACTGTAAGGTTGTACCACCTGAGCCTTACCAATCATGGAGTGAGTACCTTGCCATGAATCGTGACCAGCCTAAGCCCTACCGATCATGGTTAGAGTTTAGGTTGTTTGCCGATGGGCCAATGAAGGACGTAGACTACGAGCCTATCAAGGTAGACTATGAGGTAGTAGAGCAGCGTAGGTACACACCTGATGGGGTCATGGGTAACGTATGGTTTGAAGTCAAGGGTAGGTTCAGAACACGGCATGAAATGGATAAGTACATTCATGTGCGTAACTCTAACCCAATGGCTGTCATAATATTTGTACTACATTCAGAGCGTGTAGGTTTGCCCAGTGCAAAGAAGCGTAAGGATGGTACACGTAGATGTATGGAGGATTGGTTGGAAGAGAACAACTTTGCATACACATATGAGAGCAACATGCAGTACTTCATGGACAACTTCAACAAGGGATTAACCTGATGGAATATTTAATGACTGGAATCTTTTTAATATACATAGTCGGTAATATTATATTTGATTAGGCCATAAATATATCTTGACATTTGTACTCTTATCAGTATAACTGTACAGCCCTACAATTTAACAGGACAGAAAATGGAAACATCAAACAAGATACTTAGCGACATAACAGTCTTCTCTAAGTACGCAAAGTACATCCCCTCACTACAAAGGCGTGAGACATGGGACGAGTTAGTAACCCGTAACAAGGACATGCACAAGCGCAAGTACCCACACATGGTGGACGAGATTGAAGGTGCATATAAGTTTGTTTACGAGAAGAAAGTATTACCCTCTATGCGTTCACTACAGTTCGGTGGCGCACCTATAGAGTTAGCACCTAACCGAATCTTTAACTGCGCTTACCTGCCCGTGTCAGAGACAGAAGCCTTCAGCGAGACTATGTTCTTACTACTAGGTGGCACAGGTGTAGGGTACTCAGTGCAGCGTCACCATGTAACACAGCTACCAGAAGTACGTAGCCCTAACAAACGTAAGCGTAGGTTCCTAGTGTCTGACAACATTGAAGGTTGGGCAGATGCAGTGAAGGTACTGATGGAGTCTTACTTCAAAGGTAGCATGACAGTAGAGTTTGATTATCGTGACATACGCCCCAAGGGAGCCATGCTGATTACCTCTGGTGGAAAAGCGCCCGGCCCTCAGCCATTGAAGGATTGCATTCATCAACTAACTAAGGTATTAGACACAGCAATAGGCCGTAACTTATCTACAATAGAAGTGCATGATCTTATGTGCTACATTGCAGATGCTGTACTGGCTGGTGGTATTCGTAGAGCCGCATTGATCTCCCTGTTCAGCATGGATGATCTGGATATGATGGCATGTAAGGCAGGTGAGTGGTATGTGGATAACCCTCAGCGTGGTCGTGCTAACAACAGTGCTGTTATCCTACGGCATCGTGCCACCAAGGATGATTTCCTTAAGTTGTGGGAGCGTGTTGAGGCTAGTGGATCAGGGGAACCCGGAGTTTATTTCAGTAATGATAAGGATTGGGGGACGAATCCATGTTGCGAAATCGGGTTACGTCCATACCAATTCTGCAATTTGTGTGAGTTAAACGTATCAGACATTGAATCACAGGAGGACTTGAATGAAAGATCTAAAGCGGCTGCTCTTATCGGTACGCTCCAAGCTGGATACACTGACTTCCACTATCTCCGTGATGTATGGAAAGAAACGACAGAGCGTGATGCGCTCATTGGAGTCGGTCAAACTGGAATTGGCTCTAGCACTATACTATCCTATGACCTCGCTGAAGCGGCTGAGATTGTTAAAGAAGAGAATGAGCGTGTTGCTGGCCTTCTTGATATTAATGTCAGTGCTAGGTGTACTACTGTCAAACCATCAGGCACCTCTAGTTGCGTACTTGGTACAGCTAGTGGCATCCATGCTTGGCATAATGATTATTACATTCGTAGGCAGAGACTAGGAAAGAATGAAGCACTCTATCAGCACCTAGCCAAGCACCACCCTGAGTTAGTAGAGGACGAGTTCTTTAACCCTGAGCAACAGGCTGTAGTAGAGATACCACAAAAGGCTCCAGAAGGTTCTATACTACGCACAGAGAACGCTTTAGACTTACTTGATAGGGTACGTAAGTTCAACACAGAGTGGGTTCAGACAGGGCATAGAGAAGGGCAGAACTCACACAACGTAAGCTGCACTATCTCTGTTAAGGATGATGAATGGCCTGACGTAGGTGAGTGGATGTGGAAGAATCGTAACACCTTCAAT